CCATATTATCCCAGAACTTCATATCCTGGCCATTGGGGTTTACGAAGATATTGGGATTCAGGTGTTGGTAGGCTTCTTTTAATTTAGGCACTGAAACAGTCAGTCCATCGGCTAGCTGTAGGCACAGTTCAATCTTTGGTAGGGCAGCTTCTACCTTATACTTGTTCTTATTAGTTACTGGAATGTTATAGAGGTCATCATCCATATCTACTACCCACTTAGCCCCTGACCACTCCCGTAGGTTTAGCATCTTTAAAATCTCTTCATCGTTTGTAATCATGGTAGACCAAATAACATCAGCATCTCGGCAGATCTCCATTAAGGTCTCATCGGTCCATGATTCTATATTAGGGTCGCCTTCAGTTAAGCGAACTATCTTACCAGTACCAGTGAAGGGTGTGATGCGTGACTTCTCTTTTGAAATCTTATCAACGGCGTTAATTGGTTGACCGATACGATAGAACCCAACTCCTGAGTCCTGCCTAATTATTCCCGCTAGCTTCATATGCTGCATCCATAATTTTCTGAGTGCGCTCAATCTCTGGGCGTCTCTTAGTTATATTAGATTCGTGTATCTTAACTAGAACCATCGGCTTGGTGATTCGCTTAGCCTTGTATCCAGCTTGAAACCACTTCCATACTAGCCAGGCATCATCATTGACAATAAAGTCATCTCTGTAAGGGTTCTCAATAAAACACTCTCTCTTAGCCATAATAGTTACATGAGGCCAGGCACCATTCTTCTTAACATCCTCAAAGGTTATCTTCTTGGGAGTGTCTACGACCTGTATCTCTCCACCACGGTGGATTGCATAAGGTGAGTAGACGAAGTCATAACCGTCTATCGCTTTAAGCGAAACCTTAAGTCGGTCTTTGACCATTAGATCGTCTGAGTCCATAACACAAATGTACTCCCCCTGAGATACACTTATCCCCTCGTTACGGGCCTTAGATATTCCACCGTGCTCAACATACAGAACCTTTATCCGTTTGTCCTTCTTGGTGTAGTAATCGTATAGGAACTTAGAGTCGTCAGTTGAGCCGTCATCTACGATTATGAGTTCGAAGTCCTTATATGATTGTCCGATAATAGACTCGATGGTATCTGCTAGGTAGGCTTCTCTGTTCCAGGCTGGCATTATGATTGAAATCATATTAGCCCCCTAATTGTGTTAACGAATGTATCTTTATCTAGTTTCTCATTCCAATACTCAGCGACCTTAGGGTCTAGTGGCTCTTTCTGAGCCTTACGTATTCCTTTTACGATAGATTCTTTGTTTGCTTCTACCTTGATTGCTCCCTTAAGGTCTACATTTGTGATGACATTTCTGCCTGCGGTAAAGAACTGCAATGGAGTGAGTGGTAGGCCGTCATGTGAGGTTACTCGTAGATTAGCCGACATCTTAGGTATCCACTTATCAAAGTCTATGTAACCTAGGTAATCCCAGTTATCACCTTTCTGACCTTTTCTGGATTCATCTCCGAATAGGTAGAACTTAACATCTGGCATTGCCCTTATAACTTCTTCCATTAACTGAGGGTTGTAGAGGTCTCTACTTGGGAGATAGATGCCAACGCTAAACTCTTTTGGTAGAGGCATTGGCTCGTATAGCTTCTCTGGTGGGATAGGTACAATCTTGGCTTTAATCCCTACTTCGGCTAGTTCCTTCTGGGTGAACTCAGCTTCACATAGGTGGATTACTTTATTCTTTTTAAACCAACTCTTTAGGGCTTTAATCTTCTCAAATGAGCAGTGCCATCTTAGATCGTATATATCAGTTCCTACCCAGTGCACAATGTTCTTGCCTTTGTTTCTAGCAAAGACATCCATATGTGAGCGGGTAACAAATCCTGGATTAGCTGGGTCTTCTCGCAGGTAGAATCCTAGTAAGTAGACTGCCTTGTAGTGGTGTGCCTTAAATCCAGGCATAGTCAGGTATTCAGCGTCTAATAGTTTAGAAGTCCTAATCCCGTGCTCAGGTGCTCCGAGTGAAGTAACACAAATATCTCTTGGCTCAACATCTCCGTGCTCTTGAACATAGGCCTTTCTGTCTTCCCAGTTAGAGTGAGAGTCATTAGAGAGTCCACCTGGTTTGGCGTCTTCTGCGATAAAGAAGGACATTGGAATATACTTCCAGCCCTTACCAGTCCAGTTATCTTTCTTTAGATAGCGGACTGACCACTCCCAGTCGTTTAGTGATTTGCAGTCAGGGTCCCAGGGCATAAAGTATTCTTTTCGTATTGGAAAGGTAGCGTCAGCGTAAGGACTCCACTTGAAAGCCTCGTACCATACTTTACCACCTAGATGTGGTACTTGACCGATAGCGTTGATAGTAGAACCATCTGCTCTTAGAACGTCATAGAGCCCCCACACACGCATTGTCTCTGGGTCTTCATCAAAAGCATCAGCCCAGATTCTTAAGGTCTCAGGGTATAGGTAGCAGTCAGGTGCGGTAAAGACATAGTAGTCTCCAGTAGCCAGTGGAACACAGGCGTTACGAGCTGATGTACAACCTACGTGTTCGATGGTCTGGTACTTAACGTCAAAGTCATATTCAGCCATCATTTTCTTTAGCATCTTTTCACCCTTAGGGTGTGGGCCATCAAAGGTTACGATAATCTCGAAGTTCTTATAATCAGACTTATTGAGTGATTCAAAGAATTTCGGGAAATCTAAATAAGTGATTCCAAACACAGGCAGCATAATACTAAACTTCTTTTCCTTATTGCTGAATGGGTTACTCATTATTCCTCCTATTGTGTGTCCTTATCCTGTGACAATTAGCACAGACAACTTCACATTTTTTAATCTCTTCTTTTATTTTGTCTATTCCATACCTTTGTGGCATTTCTGATATATTGTAGAGCTTTCCGCTTATAACATGGTCAAAGTCTAAAACTCTAAAGTCATTATTCCCACAGTCGACACAGCCAAGTGCCTGCTTTATTTCCCTGATGTACTTATACTTCTTTCTATACGCCTTTTTTACGTACTCATTATCCTTAGAAGAATATACTCTCTTAATCTTGTCTGGATTGCTCTTCCTCCAGCTGCTCATGTACTTGGAGCGATACTCACGAAAGCACCCTAGACACCTTCCACCATAGTAAATACTCGTGTTTCCACAGTCGCATACTAGTTTCTTTGTTCTCATTTTTATCTTTCTACATAAAAGCCCTGGGAACCTGTGCGGAAAACCCAGAGCTTATATGTGCACAGGTTTTTAATTGCTTAGTGACTTATCGTCAGCTTACGCATCAGCGGTAATCAAGATTACGCCACAATTCTTATTAAGAAGTTTAGCAGTAAAATTGGCTTTCCAGCCGATTGTAATGAACTGGTCGATAGGGTCACCCTTAGCAGCGCCACCAGCAACAGTGTAGTGCTTAACTCCACCATCGAGCTCAGTTGCGCCAATACAACCTCTACCAAGAAGTAGAGAGTAGTAAAGAGTAGCGCCACCTGAACCGTTAGCAGAAGTAGCAATGTTGTTGTCGATAACGACTTTAGCGCCAGAATAAGTTCCAGCAACACCCTTACGGAGGTTCTCTGGATCAGTATACTGGTAAGCAGTTTGCCATTCGCTGTCAGCTTGTAGACGCATAGCGGAGTTCGAATGAACTACGAGTGCGAAGAAGCCGTCGTCGAAAGGTTTAACGTTTTTAGCTAGTAACCATTTAACACCATTTCGTACAGTAGAAGCTTTCATTCTGAATTCGGTTGTACCTGTGTACACGCCGTATGCAGACATAGCTCCACCTTCAGCACCTGCGACGGTGTTGAAAGAGATAGACGAAAGACCTAAGTGGGCAGGAGCGTTTACGTCACCAGTAGCTGATGTTCCATAAGCTTCTTCCATGATTCTTCGGTCAATAATGTTGTTAGCCTGGTCACCCAATGCTCGTACAGCCTCTTCAACGGTTCCGTTGATTGCAGTCATCTCAGTTAGGTCGGTAATGCCAGCGGCACGGCCGAACTGTTGGATGGTGCAAGATACCTGAGCGTCATCAATGAGGTCAGGTGTTACAACGGTACCTTCAGTTAAGGTGTAAGCAGATATTACGGTTGAATCAACAACCATTCGTGGGAAGTAAGCAACTTTACCAGCGTTTTGTGGTAGAGGTTTCTTCGTGGTGAATTCCATCATCTTTGGTCCGGGTTGTAGCCGTTCCAAGAATACTTTGGAGTAATAGTTTGGTATAAAGCCAGCAACGTTTGCAGTTGTTGTATATGCCATTTTTTTAAGGTTCCTTTGGTTTCCCTACTAGGTCGACCAAATCTTTGATTCCTAGTATTGAGTTGGGATGTTATATTTCTTGGCGAATTCAGCAGGAGAGAGTGAGTCGTCACCGACTTCTTCTACCTTAGCTGTTTCACCAACTGCGCCAAGCTGTTGTTTCGTCTTGGCAACATCTTGTCCCTCTTTTACTCCTTCGGCTTTGGCCTGCTCTTGAGCAGGTTTCATGCGTTCATTGAGTAATTTCTCAGCGTCGGCTAAAGCTTTTTCTGGGTCTATGATATGACCTTCTTGGGATTGTTTGCGCATTTCTCGTTCGACGGCGATTGAAAGCATCTCGTCTTTATCGAGCTTGGCTCCATGCTTTGACCTAAACTCTGCGACCTTTTGATTGGCCAGTTGTGTTTCGAGTTCTGCTTTTAACAGATTTCTAACTGCAACGGCGGCATCTGGGTCGAGTTCGGGGACATCTACTTGGGGTTCTGACTTCTGCGATAAAGCGTTAATCTTCTCCTCAAGCACCTTGCGTTTCTCAATCTCTTTATTCAAGCGATCAAGGAACACGTCTTTATCTACTTTCTCTGGCTCAGTTGACTCACTGGCTGGAGTTTCTTCAGAGTTTTCGATTGTTTGCTCATCCTCGACAATAGGTGTCTCGGTGGCTTCAACGGGTGACGATTCCGTTTCGGTAGTTTCTTCTACCGTAGTTTCTTTTACATCGGCCTGACTTTCCATAAGTCTCCTTCTACGTATTTTACAAGTTCTCGCCTTGTTTGAAGGGTGGTTTTGACAGGCTAACATCTGGTATATACACCAAATGGCAGCCTGCCATCCTCCCGACAGTTACTTTTTAAGTTGCTCTATCTTCTCGTTCTCTCGCACTTCATCAAACCATTGAAACATCAACGCTTTAACGAAGTTTAGGTGCATGACCTTGGCTTTCAAGGTCGCTTCATCAAAAACTAGCGGATTACTTAAGTCGTTCTCTAAAGCCGTTATCTGGGGCTTTGCGACTATATCACGCCATTCCTGGAACTGCTGGTTGTTGAGCAGGCCCTTGTACAGGTTGTACGCCTGGTCCGCCCTGGACTGCTGGTCCTTCTCCCATTGCTCCTGTTCCATTCATCACCTCCTTGTTTAAATACTGCTCCGGCTCCTTCATACCTGCGTCTGCCGCAAGTTCTTTCCATACCTTCTCGGTGTCGATTGGTAGACCCATGCCTAAGCCCATCTCTAAGACGGATTGCTTCTTGGCGATTTCCTTGCCTGAGTCCTGCTCAGCGAGGGAACCAGTTTCTACCTTAATCATCCAATCAATATCAAAGACGGTATCCGTTGAAGGGTCTTTACCTTCCGAAATCATTAAGTCGACAATCGCTTGAACTTCGGGGGCTTCTACTAAATCAGCCTGCATCACATCGATGAGTTTAATCTTTCC